ATGCGCAGAAAACAGTACACTCAACCAGAGATATTGTTGAAAACAATCCTATGTATCACCTATTCTTTCCTGATGTTATTCCTAACTTCAACCGAACTAGATGGTCAGATTCGTGTGCCTGTCTCAGACGACCAGTAGATTATCCAGAAGGTACATTTGAAGCGGCCGGAGTTGGTGCTAACATCATTCGTCGTCACTTTAACTTAATAGTAGAAGATGATACTGTCGCACCCAAAAAAGACGAGCTCACTGGAGAGGAGGCAATGCCATCAAAGGAAGATGTTGAGAAGGCAATTGGTTTCCACAAGCTAACTATTCCTCTTCTTATCAATGAGTTTGATGAACGTCTTGTGATTGGAACCAGGTGGGCTGGGTACGACTTAATTGACCATGTTTTGAGGACTGGAAAGTTTGATGTGTTTGACAAGAAAGCATACATTGACAGTGCAAACACAATTCCACTTTATAAAAAGAAATATAGCAAGAAACGGTTGGATTTGATTAGAGCAGATATGGGACAATTTATGTTCTCATCCCTTTACCTCAATATGCCTCTCGCCAAGGAGTTTATGGCATTCAACCCAGATTGGACACAATACTACACTGAAGATGAGTTACCAGAAGGTGGGTACGGTGTGGTTACAGTTGACCCTGCTGACCCTCCAACTGGGAAAGCGAGTCAGGACTATTGTGGTATCGTATCGTGTAAACACACCAAAAAAGGAATATTTATCAGAAGGTATAGGCGACAGCGACTCTCTGATAAACAGATAATTGCGACAGGCATGGACCTCGCTAAGTTGGATGGTGCATCGAAAATTAGACTAGAAGCTAATCGATATGCTCACCTCGAAGCTGGATTTAAAGAGGAAATGGCGAAGAGAGGTGAGTACTACAATATAGAGGCAGTAAAAGCAAAGAGAATTCAGAAGGAACAGCGCATCAAAAACAGATTGTCTCCTTTATTTGAGAATGGAGTTATATTCCTAAAGAAAGGTATGACAGAACTGGAAGATGAGTTGTATCAGTTTCCATTTGGTAAACACGATGACCTTATTGACGCGTTGTCTTGGCAGATAGACCGATATGTTGCGACCGAGTACGAAAAGAAAAAGGAAGAGAAGCCGAAGCCGAAGTATAACCAGTTTACACTGGAACAGATAAGAAAGAGTCAGAGAAACAGGTATAAGGCGCCATATCCTTTCCAACGTCAAAATGAATATGCGGGGTTGGCAGGTCAGTAAGTTCAATTACTGAAATTATGACAAAAGTAGTAAACTGGAGGTAAAACAATGGCAAACCTATTACATAGTGGGAGATATGTACTAGATACAGCTGAAGAGGTAGTAGCAGCTGGCACATTTCTTCGCCTTGCTTCAGTCTTCTTTATAGGGACCACAGATGAAGATGACTGCATTTTACACGATGGGAACGGGAAAGAGATTTGGAAGACTAAGTTAGGTGATGTGTCGGTTAATGGGTATACAGATGGACACAATTTTGGTAAGGATGGTATCATTGTTGATGGTTTAGATTTAGCCACCATAGACCACGGCATCCTTTATGTATACCTTGCCAAACGATAGGAGGTAACAATGCCAGCAGGATTTAATATGTGCAGAAGTAAAGGGGGACGTATACGGCGCATAGTCCCAAAACAAGGTGTTTATATCAATATTTGCTACTTAGGTAACAAAGCATATAGAGGAGAAGTACACCACGTCAAAAAACAGGACGGTGCAACAGCAGCAGCACTAAAAAGTAGGGGAGCAAAATAATGCCTAAAGATAACACAATCGAGAAATGGAAGGAAGCAATAGAATCTGGAGTTAGATACAAAGAAAAGTATGGCAATAGCAAACGCTGGAAAACCTACAGAGATTATGGAAGAGGTATATTCCCTGGGTTTGTGGGTTCAACGAATGGTATTCTTCCCTACAATCTCACCTACGAGATGAGAAGTGCACTTGTCCCTAATGTTTACTTCCGCAATCCACATGTGATTGTGACTCCTCGGTTTAAACCCGGTCTTCAACTCCACGCCAAAATTGTCGAAGCAGTTGATAATTGGTTATTACAGGAACTGGCAATCAAAGGCTATATGAAGACGGCGGTGAGTGATTGTTACTATACCAACAGAGGGATAATCAAATTGGGATATGATAGTCTTTATGGAGGTGTATCAGCGTTGGATAGGATTGCGAGTGTGTTGGAGACTCCTATCAGTCAGTTGGGAAGGAAAGGAAAAGACAGAGTCGAGTACAACATCAACGTCAAAACTGGGATGCCCTGGGCGGTTAGAGTTATGCCTGACCGCATCATTGTCCCGTTTGGAACTAGAACACTTGATGATTGTGAGTGGATAGACCACGTTGTCATAAGGAAATTGGAGGATGTAAAGAACGACCCGAAGTATACAAACACAGCGAATTTGCAAGGTACTCATCTGGAGATGTTGTATAAAGACCCAGCATACGCCGATTTCTTCAAAGTTCTAACACAAGAAGCTGATTATGTGGAGATACACGAAATACGAGATATGAAGCGGAAAGAGATAAAAGCATTCGTTCCTGGTCACTCAGGTTGGATTAGAAAACCAGCCGAAGATGTCCTTCAAATTGAAGGTGCACCTTATGCTGACTTCACTTTTAATGAAGATACTGAGTATTACTGGGGACCGTCTGATGTTCAGATTATGGAACCACAACAGTTAGAGATAAATGAAACTAAAACTCAAGCTATGCTCCACCGTAGAATTGCGTTGGTTAAGTTTATTGTGGAGGCACACTTGATAGATGACCCAGAGATTGACAAGATGCTAAGTGAGAAAGTTGGGCCTGTGGTGAAAGTCAAAGGAGACCCTAACAAAGTAGTTGCTTTACTTCAACCGCACATTCCACAGGATTTGACTTTGTGGACAGAAACCATTCGTTCCGAGGTTCGTGCTCTCCTCGGTCATAGTCGCCAACACCTTGGCGAAGCTCCACCTGGTCGAAGGACAAAGTATGAGATGCAGTTGGTCCACACTGGAAGAGAATTGAGGATGGATGAGAGAAGGGACATAGTTGCTGACGCTCTCATTAAAATTGTTCGCAAAGTCAACCAGATTATATTCCAGAAGTGGGATGTGTCGAAAGTTGCGCAAGTGGTAGGTTACGATGGAGCAAGGTATTGGGTGGTATATACAGCAAAGGAGAACAAAGCAGAGTACAACATCAAGGTTGACGTGGAGAGTATGACACCAACGACAAAAGCTATGAAGAAACAGGAGATAGTCCAAATCATCCAAGCTCTCTCTAAGAACCCCAGAGCAAACATCGACTATTTGATGAGGATGTTGTTACGGGAGTATGAGTGGATGGATGCGTTGCAGATACTGCCCGAAGCTCAAGAGACAATGAACAGACCGATGGGACAAAGGGAGTTTATGCAGACCCAAAATAGGATGTTGGAGAACCCAACAATGTTACAAGAGAGAGCTGCCAAGAACGCGCAGATGGTAGGGAGTGTGATGTAATGGATGTAGTGGTACCTAAGTTTAAACGTTGGAAGAAGATGAAGGGGAAGACAGTGTCAATGATTTGTCCTAAGCACGGCTACAAACGGATGAGTGAGTGTGACGAGTGTGCAAAAGAAAGAGAAACAGCGGGTCCAGCAGTCCACATCTTCAAACCAATGGTGTACGAGGACATCACCGACCATCCTATACTCATCAGAAGTAAAAAGCATCTAAAGGAAGAGTGTAAGAAGCACGATGTAATAGCGGCAAGGTTATTGTGAGGAGGTGAGAAGAATGCCGATACATGCAAATCCAGTTGAGAGGAAACAGGACCCAGCTGCAATACCTCCAGCTCCAGTTCCTAGTCAGGTTCGTCGGAGTAACGTGCCAGACCCAGAGGAGACAAGAGGGAAGACTGGTGACAAGACCCAATTTAGGAAGAGGGTGGAAGCTACTCAGAGTGAAGTTAAAGAGGAACCAGCTCCCGAGCCAACGAAACCTGTCTTTACTAGAACCGACGAGCCAGTAGTTAAGGGGACAATTGTCATCACAGTCTATGAAAATCGTCCTTACGATGTAGAGTTCAGCGGACATATTACAGGTGCAGAGAGGGATTTAGCTTGGAGAGCTATGATGAAACAGTATGCTGTTTGGAAGGCAAAGTTGGCTAAACAGCAGGAGAAAGAATTGAAAGCTAAGGAAGAGCAAAAGAAGGAGGAAAAATAATGTGGCGAAGCACATTTAACAAAATTTTTCCATTTCTGCCATCCCTGTTAAGTCTCAGTTTCGCAGGTGAAGGTGGAAATGGTGGCGA